CAACTATTCAGCAGAACAAAAAAGAAAAATAAAACTTAGACAGCAGAAAGCTAAGATAAAAAAGGAGAAAAAGAAACTTGCCAGACAAGAACAGAAGATTAAAACAGAAGAAGAAGTTATTACAAAGGTTACGGAGGACACGTCATCTAAACTGGTCACAGAAGACCAGCTTGAAGAAACAACAGACACAATTAGAGACACAATAAAAGATAGTAAAGTTATCTTTCATGCTAATGAAGGCCCACAAACAGATTTTTTAGCAGCAGGTGAGAAAGATGTGCTATATGGTGGAGCAGCAGGTGGTGGTAAATCTTATGCTATGCTTGTTGACCCACTAAGATATGCACATAAAAAATCACATAGGGCTTTGATACTTAGAAGGTCTATGCCAGAACTAAGAGAACTTATAGATAAGTCCAGGGAGCTATATCCCCAGGCTTTCCCTGGTGCAAAGTTTAGAGAAGTAGAAAAGTTGTGGAACTTTCCTAGTGGTGCTAAGATAGAATTTGGTTTCCTTGAACGAGATGCTGATGTATACCGATATCAAGGTCAAGCTTATTCTTGGATTGGCTTTGATGAAATCACACATCTCCCAACAGAGTTTAGTTGGAACTACCTTGCATCTCGTTTGAGAACCACAGACCCTGAAATAGAAACATATCTAAGATGTACTGCTAACCCTGGTGGTGTTGGTTCACAATGGGTAAAGAAAAGATATATAGAACCTAATGAACCTAATAAAAGTTTTGAAGGTAAAGATGGACTAACAAGAAAATTTATTCCTGCTAAGTTAGCTGATAACCCTTACTTAGCTAAAGATGGTGTATATGAAAAGATGTTAGAATCTTTACCACCTATACAAAGACGACAATTACTAGAAGGAAACTGGGATGTAGCAGAAGGTGCAGCCTTTGTTGAGTTTCAACCTGAAGTACATATTGTAACTCCATTTGAGATACCGTTACCCTGGGAACGACTAAAAGGGATTGACTATGGTTATGCATCTGAATCCTGCTGCCTGTGGGGAGCTGTGGACGTAAATGATGGAACTCTCATAATATACCGTGAATTATACCGAAAAGGCTTGACAGGAGTCGAATTAGCCTCTATAATAACAGATATGGAAATGGAAGACCCATTTTCTGTATCAGGTGTATTAGATACTGCTGCATGGGCAAAAACTGGTACAACAGGCCCAACTGTAGGTGAATCTTTAATCCGAGCTGGTCATAAGCTTAGACGAGCAGACAAAAATAGAGTACAGGGGAAAATACAAATACACGAATATCTTAAGGTCAGGGAGAGTGGAAGGCCTAAGTTACAGATATTTAACACATGTCCTAACTTAATCAGAGAGTTACAATCAATACCACTATCCAAAACAAATCCAGAAGATGTTGATACACATGCATCAGACCATGCATACGATGCATTAAGGTATATGATAATGAGCCGACCAAGAATGCAAAGCTCATTGGACAGAATAAAGGGGATTAAAAGGGACTTATACCAACCTTTTGACTCTACTTTTGGTTATTAAATGGCAGACAGAGACAACACATTACTAAATGCAGATGAAATCTACATGGACGTAGAAGGTGAGTCTGGTCAGCAATTAGAATTAGAAGATGACCAAAAGCTAAATCTTGTAGGTATAATAAACTCTAGGTTCGACTCTGCCGAGGATGCTAGAAACTCTGACGAGAAACGTTGGATTACAGCATTTGAGAACTACAGGGGTTTATACAAAAAGAATCAAAAATTCAGAGAATCTGAAAAATCACGTGTCTTCGTTAAAATTACAAAAACTAAAGTCCTTGCTGCCTTTGGACAGTTAGTTGATGTTATTTTTGGGACAGGTAAGTTTCCTATTGGTATATCGGAAACAAAGATTCCAGAAGGAGAGTTAGCTCAAGCACATCTTGATATTAACAATCCTAATCCTGGTATAGAAACCAGCGAACCTGAATTACCTGATGACATAGGCAATAGAGAAGGAGCTAATGTAAATCCTTTTGATGTTGGCTACGAGGGTGACGGCAGAACACTAGGCCCTGGGTCTACCTTTATGAAAGGTGAAGTATCAGAGCCTATTGAAAACCAAGTTCCTTTAAAAGAAGGAGCTATTCCTATACCTAATATACCTGAAGTAAACCCAGCACAAGAGTCTGCTAGAAGGATGGAACGTTTAGTCCATGACCAAATAGAAGAATCTAATGGGTCTTCAGAGATTAGAAATGCTTTATTAGAATCAGCATTACTAGGTACAGGTATAGTTAAAGGCCCATTTAATTTTAATAAAAGATTAAATAAATGGATGACTACTCCTAATGGAAGAGAATATAATCCAGTAGATGTAAGAGTACCTCGCATAGAGTTTGTAAGTTGTTGGGACTTTTATCCTGACCCTTCAGCTACAGATATGGATGAATGTGAATACATTATTCATAGACACAGAATGAATCGTAGTCAACTAAGAGCATTAAGAAACATGCCTTACTTTGATGAAGATGCTATAAGAGAGTGTCTAAAAATGGGGCCGAATTATGTAGATAGAGGTTATGAAGCTCATTTAAGAGATGATAACAATGCTTATGATACTGAAACAACATTTGAAGTATTAGAATATTGGGGCATCATGGATGCTGAATATGCTAAAGAAGCAGGCATTGAATTACCAGATGATATAGACGAACTAGATGAAGTTCAAATAAATGCATGGGTATGTGGAAACAAATTACTTAGAGCAGTAGTTAATCCATTTACACCATTTAGATTACCATATAATGCATTTCCGTATGAACGTAACCCATACAACTTTTTTGGTATAGGTGTTGCTGAAAATATGGATGACTCACAGCAAATTATGAATGGTCATGCAAGAATGGCTATTGATAACCTAGCTTTAGCAGGCTCGTTAGTTTTTGATGTTGACGAATCTGCTCTTGTCGGAGGCCAGAATATGGAAGTTTATCCAGGCAAAGTATTCAGAAGACAAGCTGGAATGCCTGGTCAATCAATATATGGATTAAAGTTTCCAAATACTGCACCTGAAAACATGATGATGTTTGATAGGTTTAGACAGTTAGCTGACGAACAAACAGGAATACCTAGTTATTCACACGGTCAAACAGGTGTTCAGAGTATGACAAGGACTGCTTCAGGTATGTCCATGCTACTAGGAGCATCAAGTTTAAATATTAAAACTGTTATCAAGAACCTTGATGACTTTTTATTAAAACCTTTAGGAGAAGCCTACTATCAATGGAATA